GTGATGACTATATTGGTACAGCAAGTCAAAATTTGTTTAATATGTTTACTGCCTCATGGCAATATTTAGATAGCCCTGCTACTACATCTGCCACCACATATACCATTGGATTGTTTGTTCATAATTATTTTTACCTTAATAGAATGGCAGGCGGTGGTTCTTTTGGGGGTTCATCTTACATATCATTGCAGGAGATAGCCCAATGAGTACGCTAAAGGTAGATACCATAAGCGAAAAAACTAGTGGTAATGGGGTGCATATTGCAGGCCATGTTGTTCAAACAGTAAGTAACGCAAATTATAACCACGCTGCATACAGTTTAACTGCAAGCACCGAACAAAATGTTTTGTCTTGTAATATAACGCCAAAGTTTTCAAACAGTCATATGCATATTCACGTTTATTGGTTTTACGCTCCACATCTTGGCAATGATGATTATGGCGCTGCAATGCGAAGGGAAATAGGAGGGGCAATGACAGGATATGTTGATGGGTCTACACGCCCAGACGCATCAAGGGGAAAATTTACTGTAGGAAGTTTTACAAGAGAACCTTTTTTCTGGCATGATGATGCTCCTAGTAATAGCGCAGGAGGCAGAATTAGTTATGATTATTCAGTGATGCCCACTATGGCTTTTTTAAAAGACACTTACTCAGGAACCGCTACAAGAACATATCAAATGACAATAGGAACATCTAATTCAGGCAAAACCATTTATTGGAATAGAAATGTTGCAGGAAATATTTCAGGCGGTGGAAACACGGCTATCATAATTCAGGAGATTGCCCAATGAGTAGTATCTTAAAAGTTGACCAGATACAAACCACCGCAGGCGCGGCTCCTACTGCTAAAGATTTGGGTTTTGCGGCTGATGGGGTTGTTCAAACAAAGTTATGGTACGTTACACCTGTTGTTGTTTCAACAAGTGGTTCATGGGCTGCTTCTACTGCTCCAACAACAGCAAACACCTATAGTGTTGGAAGTTACAGTTTCACAAAAAAACATTCTGACAGTAAAGTTTTTGCAATACTAAGTGGTCATGTTGATCATAGTGGAACATCAAGCCACCCTACTATCGTAGCTTTATTTGAGGCAGGGGGAACACGGTTAGGTGCAGCATATCGTCATGTAAGAGTTCAAAATAATGAGCCTCTTTCTTATTGTTTTTCTGGTGAAGATACGACAACAGGAACTAGTAAAACTTATCAAGTAAGATGCCACAGTTCGGGTACGTCAATGAGTTTTGGCAGAAGTAATGCAAACAATAGCGCACACGTTTTCACAGTAGTTTTTATGGAGATAGCACAATGACAGATATAGCAAGAGCTTTAGCAGAGCTTGAAATAGAAGGTTGGGTTTTGCGCGGCGAACCTACTTCTGAGGAAGAGTTTAATGAAATGTTTCGCAAGGTAACAGGCGCAGACGAAAACGGCACTGCTATAGAAAGCAGTAACCCTGATGACTTCGGCACAACTTGGGCGGCGGTATCAGCCAAGAAGACTGAGCTAGTAAATGCAGAGCCAATGCGCTTACTGCGTGAAGAGCGTAACCGTAGATTAGCGGAAACAGATTGGTGGGCGTCTAGTGACCTTACCATGAGTTCTGAGCGTACAACTTACCGTCAGGCTCTAAGAGATATAACAGACAGCGCAACTAGCTTAGACAATGTAACGTGGCCTACAAAGCCATCGTGAGGTAACTAATGACTAAAGCGAGAGATATAGCAGACAACGCAGGCAAAGGCGGTGGCGCATCTAACGTCATAATTAATGGTGCAATGAAAATTTCACAACGCGCTACAAGTGCAGCTAGTATTACCACCAGTGGTTATAAAACTGTTGACCGTTGGAATACTAAAATAGGTGGAGCAGGCACATGGACGCAAACTCAAAATGCAGTTACAGATTTAGCAGGCTTTAGACACTCATTAAAAATGGCCTGCACAACTGCTAATTCCTCTCTTGCTGCTAGTAATTCTTTAAATGTGGAAACGCGACTTGAAGGTTTTGATATACAACAATTTCAAAAAGGCACTGCAAGCGCAAAAAAATGGGCTTTAAGTTTTTACGTTAAAGCATCTAAAACTGGCACATACATTACTGAATTGTTTGATAATAATAACAATCGTCATGTTAATAAAAGCTATACGGTCGATGCAGCTAACACTTGGGAGCATAAAAAAATTATTTTTGATGGCGATACTTCGTCACCTTTTGCAAACACAAATGGTAATTGTTTAATTGTTTTGTGGTATTTAGCGGCAGGAACAAATTATACAACAGGAACACTGCAAGAAAGTTGGGGGGCGCAGACAAATGTTAATCGTTGCGTTGGGCAAGTTAATCTTGCTGACAGTACATCAAACACATGGGAAATAACAGGCGTTCAGTTAGAAGTCGGCGACAAATGTTCTGATTTTCAACACGAAGAAAGCTCTGTTACTGCTCAAAAATGCTACCGTTATTATTTTCAGTCTCCAAGTTACAGCGCTGGAAATTCTGGAACAAGTGCAGATGTAATACTTTATCATGGGTCTTTGCTAAAAAGCGTCAACACTTGGCACTGGTTACCTCAAGAGTTTCCAGTAGTAATGAGAGCAGCCCCAACTGTTACTTGTAGCGATGGAACTACAGATGGTAAAATAGGTCATTGGACTTCAACAGGTGGAGGTTCTACCGTAGGCCATTCGCCTTGGCAAACTCTTTCAAAACCTAATCACATAAGAGTTAATGAATATGTTACTGGTGGCATTTATGGGTTTTACTACAATTATAAAGCAGATGCAGAGTTATAGGATATGAATATTACAAGCGCACAATATCAACCAAGTCTTACGGATGAAAGAGAAGGTATAAAAGCTATAATTGACGGTAAAATTTTATTTGTGCCTATAGACACCGATAATCGCCATTATGCTGAAATTATGCGTCAAGTTGACGAAGGTTCTTTAACTATAGCAGAGGCCGAATGACTGCACTAAACCCATATGTCGAACGTGACCCAAATGCGATAGGAGCAAATGTTGTATTTGCAGGAAAGCGTTACTGGCTAGTGGGATATTGTGAAGGTGATGGCATTTGGAGCGATGACGCGCAAGACCAAGGCACATGGGCTAATGACAGTGCGGCAACAGGTATTTGGACAGATGACAGTGCAGCGTCAGGAACGTGGACGGATGCTTAGAAAAATGGTACGTTGGGTTTAATAAAAGGAATTTAATATGTCTACGACAACAAATTTAGGTTTAACTAAACCAACGGTTGGTGGAAGTGATAACACTTGGGGTAACGCACTCAACGCGAATATGGATTTACTTGATACAGCCGTAAACAAGGCAATGCCCACAGGTGGCATTATTATGTGGAGTGGTACGGTTGCAACGATTCCAACGGGATGGGCATTATGCGATGGTACAAACGGCACACCAAATTTAACAGGTAAGTTTATTGTTCACGCAGATGCAGACAGTAGCGGAACGTACAACGTAGGCGCGACAGGCGGTGCAAATGATGTGACATTAACTACTAGTGAAATGCCTGCTCACAGTCACTCTGGCTCAACAGCAAGCGCAGGAAGTCACACGCACTCTGCGTCAACTAGCATTACTTCAGGTGGAGCGCACAGCCATACTACTAACATATCATTTTCACCAGATGTGGATTATTTTGGAAACAACGTATCTATTCTTAATAATGGTCAAAATGGTACAAACTCAGTAGGCGGGCAAAGCACAGATTTTACTTCAAGTACCGCAGGAAGTCATACACACTCTGCGTCAACTAGTATTAGCTCAGACGGAGCGCACACTCACACTGTCAGTGTTTCTAATACTGGTGGCGGTAGCGCACACGAAAACAGACCACCTTTCTATGCACTTGCTTATATTATGAAAACGTAAACATGACTTTAGTACCTTTAGACATACCATCTGGATTTTACCGAATAGGCACAGACTACGAGCAATCTGGAAGATGGCGTGAAGGTAGTTTAGTTAGATGGTTAGACGGTTCATTGCGTCCAATTGGTGGTTGGCAAAACAGAAAAGAAGATTTTGCCACACAGCCAGTTAGAGGTATGCACGCTTGGGAAGCGTTAAACACAAGCACTTGGTTAGCAGGCGGTTCACATAATGCTTTAATAGCAATGACAGGTAGCGGTTTATGTTACGACATTACACCAGAAAACTTAGCAACTGGACGCAAAGATGCGGCTGTATCGGCAGGCTATGGTAAAGGTGCTTACGGTGTTGGCTTTTGGGGGACACCTCGACAACAGCTTTCTAATGCTATCCCTGAGCCTGCTACGTTTTGGAGCCTAGATAACTTTGGCGAAATAATGGTTGGCTGTCATTATGATGACGGTAGACTTGTCGAGTGGGGTTTAGGTGTTTCTAGTGGCGCTGAATTAATAGCTAATAATAGTTTTGCGTCAGGAACAGATTGGACTTTAGGCACTGGTTGGGCAATAAGTGGTGGTGAGGCTAAGTGGACAGGAACAACGGCTGCAAACCTTGAGCAAGCTATAACAGGCCTAACAAGCGGTAAAAAATATCACTTCACTATAAATGTCACTGACCCTGATGCAGATAATGATGCAACTACAATACCGTCATTAAAAATTAAAATAATTGGCACAACAACAACGACAGTATTACTTGATAAAACACTTCCTATTGGCAATAGTTTTTATCGCTTTGACACAGACGATACTGGCGTCACAATACAAATTTATCCTGCCACCAACGCAGAGCAAAATGTAAATGTTACCGAAACATCATTAAAATTAGCTACAGTAGCCACACCAATTACTGGCGCACCATTATCTAATCTTGGTTTGGTTGTGACCGAAGAGCGGTTTATCTTTGCACTTGGTTCTGGTGGTAATAGTCGTAAAATATCTTGGTGTGACCGAGAAGATAGAAACGCATGGACGCCTGCGGCTACAAATGAAGCAGGTGATATAGAGTTGCAAACTTCTGGTCAAATTATGCAAGCTATCAGAACTAGAGGCCAAACTCTCATTTTGACTGACACAGACGCCCACACAGCACGTTATCAAGGGCCACCCTACGTTTATGGCTTCGAAAGAGTTGGCACATCCTGCGGCACTGTAACGATGCGTGGAGCGGTAGATACTGATAGAGGTGTGTTCTTCATTGGGCAAGAAAACTTCTTTTTGTTTAATGGTAACACAGTGCAAACCATAAAATGCGATGTGCATGATTATATATTTGGCGATATTAACACTTCTCAGCAAACAAAAATATGGGCTATGGGCATACCGCAATATGGTGAAGTTTGGTGGTTTTACCCATCATCAAACAGTTTAGAAATAGACCGCTATGTTGCTTACGATTACAACGAAAATCATTGGATGATTGGTGAGCTATCAAGAACATCTGGCGAGGCTAGAGGTGTTTTTAGATATCCGTTTATGGCAGATTATGACGGCACACACGCTAATATTAAAGAACATGAAGTTGGATACAATGTAGACAATGGTGCTATTTTTGCTGAAACAGGGCCAATATCGGCTGGTACTGGTGAAAACATTATGTACGTTACGTCAGTTATACCTGATGAGGTTACGCAAGGTGATGTAAGTATGACCTTCAAAACAAGGTATCATCCTAACGATACAGAAACATCACATGGCCCATTTACGCCTGCTAATCCAACAGACGCTAGGTTTAGTGGCAGACAAGTACGCATGAGAGTGACAGGTGTGCGTCCTGCGGATTGGCGTGTAGGTATTATGCGACTTGAGGCTACAATAGGGGGTACACGTTAATGCCTGCTCCTATCTTGCCAGTTATAAGCCAAGACCTATCACAATGGGGTAGGCAACTTACTAATTATTTGCAGCGTAATTTAGGTAAGCTGTACTTTAAATCATCAGACGATAACCCGTCAGAAAATGGCGTTATATTGTGGGATGAAACTAAAAAATATGCAGTTGTTTCTAGCGATAATGCTTTTCGACAGCTTGCAACAAAACAACCTACTCCTAGTGCAAACACTGGTAGCGTAGGCGATGTAACTGGAATGATAGCCTGGGATACAAATTATATTTATATTTGTGTTGCTGATTATGATGGAAGTAGCGCAATTTGGAAGAGGGTAGCACTAGCTACATGGTAAATGCCTAAAGATACGCAAGTTAACGAATTGGAAAGATGCCGCCCTTGGATAGAGGCGGCTTTGGAGTATAGTGGCGGCACGCATATATTTGAAGATATAGCAGAAGGTATTATCGAGGGTCGTATGCAATTATGGCCTAGCCCAAGGGGGTGCATTGTTACAGAAATTGTGGTATATCCAAGAAAAAAGGTGCTAAACGTGTTTTTAGGCGGTGGAGAGCTAGATCAGTTGTTAGATATGCATGATGATGTTACAGCCTGGGCAAAGCATTATAAATGTGAAGCATTAACGATTACAGGTCGTTTTGGATGGAAGAAACCTTTAAAGGCGCATGGGTGGGAAGCACTGCACGCCTCATATCAAAAGGAGATATAAGATGAGCGGTGGTAAAGGCGGTCGTCAAAATAATGAAGTAACAATGCCAGCTTTTGCAGAAAAAGCGCTTCAACAAGGCGTTGGTATGGCGCAAGATGTTTCGGCATTAGGATATGTTCCATATTATGGGCCAGACGTTGCGGCGTTTTCACCACAACAACAGGCGGCATTTCAAGGTACAAACCAAATGGCAGATGCTTTTGGAATGCCTAGCGCCACTGGTCAGCAATATATGCCACAAGCTCAAACTTTTGATGGCGGCATACAGGGTTATTCATCTGCGCCAGCTTTTGAGCAAGCGGTAAGTGAGCTTGCCGTGAAGCGTCCTGGTCAAGCAGATTATCTTGGCAGTTTTAGTGTAGACCCAGTAACGGGTACACCTGGGTCCAGGACCCCGGCACAACGGCCAGTAGCATTAGAAATGCAAGGTGGAAGGAAGGGTAAGTAACATGGGTGCTTCAGCAAATCCCGCAATGGCGGCAAATCCATACCAGGCGGCGGCTCAAGCTCAAATGGGGGCTATGGGTAGAACAGCGCAAGGATTGAACGAAACTGCGGCACAAGGCATGGGAAATTATCAAAACCCATATGAAAGCCAAGTTGTGCAACAAACTCTTAGAGATGTAGGCAACCAGGCATTAAATGCACAAAATATGCTAGGCGCACAAGCAACGGCGGCAAATGCTTTTGGTGGCTCTAGGCATGGTATAGCTGAAGCAGAAATGGCAAAGGGTTATACACAACAAATGTTTGACCAGGCAAACAGAATGAGGCAACAGGGTTTTAATACTGCTTTAGGTGCGGCACAAGCGGATAGGGCGGCTCAATTAGGAGCGGCAGGTCAATTAGCAGGGTTAGGTGGTCAAGCGTTTGGTTATGGCCAATCCATACAGCAACAACAGTTGCAACAGGGCGCAATGCAACAAGCAGCGATGCAAGGCTTAATTGATGCGGCCAAAAACCAGTATCAAGGATACACTAAGGCTCCACAAGCCGGACTTGCCGCATTGTTTGGTGGAGCAGGGTTAACGCAAGGCACTCAAGGTGAAACAAAAACATACCAACCTGGCTTAATGGATTATTTAACAATGGGCGCAGAAGCTGGGATGAAGATTTATGGAATGTAGGGTTAGTTAAATGGCAGAAAGAGATTTTCGTGACGTAGCTGGTGCATTAAGCGGAGTTTTAGCATCTGGTTTTAACCAAATGAGACTAAGGCCAGACCCTGGTTTAGACGCCAGATTACAAACGATTGAGCAGCAACGTACTGCTAATCGAGCGAAAAACAAAACTGTTGAGTATTTGCGAGGTCTTGACAGCGATATGGGCAACCAACTTGCGGGTATGGTAGAAACTGGTGCTTTAACTGGGCAGCAAGCCTACAATCAAATATTGCAGTTGCAACGCGACCAGATAGCTTTTGAAAGAGAAAAAACAAAAGACACTGCATTGATTAGAAACGCATTAGCGGCAGGGTTTACGCCTGGCACACCAGAATATCAAAAATTTATAGCTAGTGGTGGCGACATTTATAGCCAAGAGACCGCACTATTATCAAGCCTACCAAAGCCGGATAAGGGCATGATGTACAAATTTGATAAAGATGAAAGTGGTCAAATAACAGACATTAGAATGGTTCCTATAAGCGGAAGTGAAGCGGCGATTGAAGAGGAAGAGCGGCAAAAGAAACTTAAAGAGCAAGGCGCACTAGAAACACAAAAGAGAACAGGAATAAGTAGAAGTGTTAATCAGATATTAACCGCTATAGAAAATGATACTTCTTTATTTGGTACAACTGGCGTGTATGGTAAGTTTGCCGCAGATTACTTACCATCTACTCCAGCTAGAAATGTTAAGAACTTGTTGAAATCTGTGCAGTCAAATGTGGCATTTAACAGACTGCAAGAAATGCGTGATGCAAGTAAAACTGGTGGTGCGCTAGGTAACGTAAGTAACGTAGAACTTGGCTTGTTAATGGCCGCACATGGCGCGATACAACAAGATTTAAGTAAAGATTTGTTAGTAGCAAACCTAAAAGAAATTGACAGAATTATGGGTATGGTTGAGCAAGACCCTATTGCGATGGCATATTATTCTGAAGGAAAAGATTTAAGAGGAACAGAATTAGATAAACAAGTTAAGGCTAGAGGAAAAGGCGGTAGTAGTTCTAGTTTGAGTGATGAAGATTTGCTTAAAAAATATGGTGGTTAAGTATGGCAACATATGAAAAATACATGAATGCCGCTAGAAACGCAGATGCCGCAGGTGATGAAGCCGCCGCTAGGCAACTTGTACAAGCGGCTATGTCTGCTAGGGCGCAAACCACACAAGAACCAGAAGTTGAAGAAGAGGGCAGAGAGCTTTTTGGTAGCGTTGGCGAGGTTGGTGGATCTGCGTTAGCAGGAGCAGCAAGAGGTGCTTTGGGTGCTTTAGAGTTGCCAGAGATGGCCTTAAGAGGTGTTGCTAGATTAGGCCAGGAAGGTTTGCAAGCTGTCGGTCTTGCAGATGAAGATTACAATATACCTGTTCTTGATACGTTTACTGGAAGAGCTGTTGATGCCGCGACAGAGGCCGCAGGTGTAGATGAGCTAATAGACTATCGAGGTGATAGTAGAGCCGCCGGATTAGCAAGTACAATCGGTGAGTTTGGAGCAGGTGGTGGTGTTGTCGGCGGAATAGGTAAAGGCGCAAAAGTTTTAGCTAAAAAAGCCGGAGCCAACAAAACAGCAAAATTTGCAGAAGGTATGGAGAAAGCAGGTCTTACTACAAAAGGACAGGCTTTATCTACAGTAGCGGCGACGGGTAGTGAGGTCGCGGGGCAAGCAACTGAAGGTAAAAGTATTGAACCATACGCAAGAGTTGGGGCGGCTTTATTGGCTCCTACTGTTGGTGTAAAAGCTGTCAACACTGGTAACAAAACCTTAAACTTGGTTACAAAGCGAAACGAAATACCTACAGTAAAAGGTTTGGAAAAAGAAAAGAACTTGCGGTACGATCAAGTTAGAGCGGCTGGCCCAGCAATGACTGGAACTGAAGTTGCTTACATGGTTGATGACGCTGTAAACGCTGCTTTAAGTAAAGGTGCTTTTTCATTAACAGACAAAACTTTTGTTAAAGCAAGAAAGTTTTTAAGTGATTTAGAAAAAATACCTGGTGGAATTACCTTAAATCAATTTGATAAAGCTAAAAGAGAAGTAGGGCGTTTATACGGAAAAGGTGAAGGTAAAAAAGAACCTTTTTTAATTGATATGATGAAATCAATGGAAAATTCTCTTGTAAAGGCTACTGAAAACAACGCAGTTTTAAAAGGTGCTAGAGATGCAAATAGACGTTTTTCTAAAGCAAAACTTTTAGATAAAGAAGTTAGAAAACTGCAAAACCAAAGAAAAGTATCTGGTTCTGGCGGTAACGTTACAAACTCATATCGTAGAGCGATACAAAAAATATTAGATAATCCTAAACAAATTGATTTTTTTGATGAGCCAGAGATAAGAGCTATGCAACAAATTGTAGATGGTAGAGTTGCAGATAATATCTTGCGCCTTGCAGGTAAAATGGCTCCAAGCGGTAATGGTTTGATAGCATACATGAACATAATTATGTTTAGTATGAACCCTGCTTTCTTAGGTCTTTCTGCGGCCTCTATTGGTGCAAAAGCTCTTGGAGATGCTAGGGTAAAAGCCGCAGTTAAAAAACTACAAGACACAGTAAAAGCAGGTGGTTCGCCTGATAAAATTAGCAGAGATGAAGCGTTAGAACTATTAGCATCACAAGGTATGTTGTCACGTTTAGGACAGGAGTAATAGATGGAACTTAAAGAAAAAACCAAAGGTCAAATCGAAACTATTGTTCAAAACGCTATAGACGATGCGGTAGACTTTGTAGAAAGCGAAATATCAGAGGATCGCATTAGATCGCAACGTTACTACGATGGTGAGGTAGATATAGGCTACGAGGATGGCCGTAGCAAAGTAGTCGCTACTAAGGTTCGAGATACGGTGCGTGCGATTAAACCATCATTGATGCGTGTTTTTCTAAGCACTGCAAAGCCTGTAGAGTTTATGCCGCATGGCCCAGAAGATGTGAATATGGCAGAGCAAGCCACAGATTATGTGCATTATGAGTTTCAAAGATGTAACGGTTATAAAGTGCTAAACGATGCTTTTCACGATGCTCTAATTAAAAAACAAGGCATAGTAAAAGCATATTACGAAGAAACTCCTACCGCAGAGATATATACTTACACCAACCTAGACGATGATGAATACACGTTTTTGGTGCAAGATGATGACGTAACGGTTCTTGAGCATACAGTAGAGCAGGAGATGAGCATGGATGAACAAGGCGTTGAGGTGCAAACGCCTGTTCATTCTGCCAAAGTATCGCGTAAAGAAACAACGGGTAGACTGCGTATAGAAAGCGTACCGCCAGAAGAGTTTTTTGTAGATAGAAACTGTAGAACGCTAGAAGATGCCCATGTTATTGCCCACCGCACAGAAATGCGTGCAGGTGATTTAATTGCAATGGGCTTTGACCCAGAGATAGTGCTTGACTTAGATAGCTTTGATGCAGGATCAGAAATGACTGAGGCAGAGCGTATTGAGCGACAGGGTTATGAGGATGATTTTAACGAAACAAGCTCTGACCCATCTATGCGCCAGGTTACTGTAACAGAAGCATATATGCGTATGGATGTGGACGGCACAGGCGTAGCTGTGTTACACAAGTTTTTGTGCGGCGGGACAAAGTACAGACTGCTAGATTACGAACTCGCAGACGAAATACCTTTTGCAAAATTTGAAGTTGATCCAGAGCCGCACACCTTTTATGGCAGAAGCATTGCAGACATTGTTATTGATGACCAGGATGCGGCAACAAGCATATTACGAGGCATACTCGATAACGTAGCCATGACAAACAATCCTCGCGTTGGCATAGTTGATGGCTCAGTTAACATAGACGATGTGCTAAACAATGAAATTGGCGCGATTGTGCGTATGAGGCAGCCTGGTGCGGTCCAGGACCTAGCTGTGCCATTTACCGCAGGGCAGACACTAAGCGCACTTACATACCTAGATCAACTTGTAGAGGGCAAGACAGGCGTTACTAGGGCGTCTATGGGGCTAGACCCTGATGCAATGCAGTCCACAACTAAAGCTGCTGTACAAGCCACTGTGCAAGCCGCA